CTTACTATCAGTGGATAGAAAGCCTACACCTTATAGCGTGTAGTGAGTACGACGGCGGCCATGGCCAGGACCTGACACATAACCCAACTAATACCCCATCAAGAGGTATGTCGTCAAAGTTAAGGTCATTACCCGAAGGGGATACCCCCCAGCTTAAAGCCATACCGTTCTACTCAAACCCCAAGTACCGGACCAGTAAGCATGCAGAAACAATCAGGGTCCTGAGCCCCCCGATGGAATTTCGGGAGTGGACACTCTACGCTGTCTCTGGATGCCAGTCGAGCACTTGGTCTAGCTCTAGAAGCAGACATCAGCTCGTTATCAAAAGGAGTTACAACTCCACACGGCATAGATAGCTAGATAATTCTTCAAACTTGCCACTATCAAGTGAAAGTTCGCCATAAGTCCGGAGAGGACCAATCGAAGCATACCGCCTTTCATAAGGATTAAATTCGCGGTTCTTCTTATTCTTTGTACCCGGGTGCTTAACAGCCTGAGACCAGAATTTTCTGGCTCGCCCTATGCGACAACTAAACTCGTATACTTTACGAGACTCATGCTCATATCTAGTCTCATACCATGAGAGATTTGGATTTAATTGTTGAGCAGAGTAAAAGTTTAAGGTCGCTAAGGCCATAAGGCCATAAAATTTCCCGTAATCCTCATCAGGTTGGGACACTTCTTTTAATTTAATATTATTTGATCTATACAGATCAAGAATTAAACCATGTGTTTTCCAATCATCATCAACCTTTATATTTCGAGGAGGGTGTAAATACTTATATACACCTTCGTTGGTTCGCATTTTAAACTTTTTCCCACTACTGACTAAAGCGCAAACAGCGCGGTCAACTGGGCTCAAAGGTCCACCATAAGGTGTTAATTTTTCATTAAGACCGAGACCACCATATTTAGTAGGAACGAACCACGGTAAACGACTATTTTTAATTATTTTTTCGTTGCGAGCATAAAATAAGACGGCTAACTGCTTAAATAAGAAGTCAGGACCGTCTAAAATAAAATCTCGCTGACGCGACCCAATTGAGGTCAACTTAAAAATCTCAGGCACTTCAACCGCAGATGAACGCGGGTTGCCAACTAATAGTCGTAAATTAACAAACGGGATTTCCCTAAATCTTGAAAAATATTGACGACCGCCACAATAATCGGCGAATTCAACCATATAATCACCTCGTTCTCTGTTTAGATATAACGGAACTGGTAGGTAATTACGTGAGTTGATTTGGACAAATTCTTCAGTATAGAAATACTTACCCAATGAAGGGGATAGTCCAGCACACGTGCCTAAATATTTCCAAAAGGCATGAATTTGATCGTCAGAAGGGAAAGCACAATCATCCCCATTACACATTAGGGGTAGATCTTTGAGGAGCTCCTTAAAACCGAGCCCCTCTTCGAGTGAAAGGGCACAAAGAGTAGCGTTAATAATACATAAGACAGGGAAACTAACGACCGAGCCCATAAGCTGGCCATTCTTCTGTTCCTTAGTCTTTTCTTCCATATCAAGCCCGGTAGCAGCCCAATAATTCTCGGCTGTAATTTCATGATTAACCAGGGCATCAATAAATAGCTGACCTAAAGCGGAGTCTTCAAGACCTAATTCGGTATTAATACACCGTCCGCAATATTCAGAAAGGTCACTGAGCAAATTATCGGTTGCGGCTTTATAGTCGCCACTTAAGAACTTAAAACCGACAAATTTTCCAAGTATATCAGTGATATACTCATCAGTCACAGGCTGACCAATCAACCTAAACGTACGATGTTTTGATAAAACCCCATGAAGGAAACTTTGT